AGGTACGTAAAGTTCCTAAAGTCTCTCAGAGCCTCAGGGACGGCCTGCTTCTTCTTCATGGGTAATACCTACCTTTAAAGTGGAGATGCCCCCTCAGAGGCGCTTAAAACGCTTTTAAACGGTATTTTAGTCGTCATACATAATATCTATAGGATGATCGTGTGCATCAGAGGCCTTAGCCCATACTGCATTAATAGGTGCTACGTTAAACTCAAAGGTAGTGTCACCTATTTTATTACCAGTAACTGCACCCTCGATCTTAAAGCCTGTAGCAGTAGTAGGAGCAGTTGTATTAGTACCAAACCCTATCTCAATCTCGTGAGCATCGTGGTGGTTCTGTATAACTAGGTAGGTACGTTGGACATTCTCATCCAGTATTTTAGTCCAGTTACCACCTGTTAGTGTCTTCTGCTCAGTTCTTAGTGTAGCATTAAAGGCTTCTCTCACTGTACCTGCTCCGCAATATTAAAGGGTAGAGACTCTAGAAGACCAGCCATAGGGCTTTCTGCTGTGACTACATCGAGAGATGCACCATTATCTTTTAGGAATTTAACAGCAACTGACAGTTCACTAGCCGTTGCCTCACCACTCTGTACACGAGCAAGTAATTCATTAGTAACAGCCTCGTGCAGTATATCCATAAGTTTATGTTCTGTCATGCCTTCTTCTTCTTATACTTGTCAGTATTAGGTTTCTTCTTAGGAAAGCCTGCCTGCATATTAGCATATGCCTTAGGAGTAATTGTAGATTTACTCTTTGGGCGACTAGTTCCTGCTTTTTTACGCTTGTTTATATTTTCGTATAGGCTCATGTTTTACACCAGTTCAAAATGTGGGGCATCTATAAATGGACGCTTACCCTGTTCTCGTCTTGTAGCGACGTAGGACTGCATAGCCTCTTCCATTGTACTACTCCAGTCTCGAATGTCAGGAACTGTCCAGGCACCGCCCCAACGTAGTGGAACGTCTAAGTCAATAGCAGCCTGTTTCATAGCATCTGCAATATCATCGTACAGGTTTAGTTCCCACGAACCACGGGAACCTATGTATGCCATTAAGTCTACTGCTCTGCCGTCAAGATGTTTGGACTTCATAGTCTGTGAGGCACCTGAAGCTACTAGAGCCTCCTGTTCCTCCCATGTACGTAGTCCACAAATAACGCCAAAGTCAATCTTAGTTAAGTGTATAGCTCTTAGAACAACTATCTTTAGTTTTTCATCTACACCCTCTAAGTTTTTAAGACTACGCTTGGACAGTTCAAAACTCATTTTGTTTTTCCTTTTAGCTTTTCTACAGTACGAAGGCCACCAAGACCAAGCATACCTAACAATACTGTCATTAGACTATCCATGTCAAACACTGGTAAGTCTGGTACTGGTACTCCTGCATAGGAAAAGCTAAAGATTGTAATAGGTGCTAAGACAAAATGCCACAGCATTGCGAAGGATAGTCCCCAACCAAGAAAGGGACGCCACCCTGCAACAAATATGTTACGATGCTGTGCCTCTGCCTTGTTTATTTCAAGCTGGCCCATAGCTGCCTCGTGAGCCTGTTTAGTGGCTAGCGTTGCTATCTCATGGGCAAGGGCGTTCTTCTGATCTTTATCTTCTATGAACTTATCTAGTAGTCCTGTTACTGGACCTATCAATGCCTGGATCATGTTCCTACCCTTTCATTTGCTACAGGTATATGCTTCCCGTTGTGGATGTGTAGCTGGTGATCCATCTCCTTGCGTAATTGAGCTACAGTTGAGGACAACTCTGCCATAGCTATATGGTCACGTCTTAAGTTCTCAGGACTATTCATTTTTGCAAGTATATCAAGACGTTGTTGGATTATGCTACTCTGATTTTCTAAGACATCTATACGCTTGTCGTTGTGTTTTAGGGTGGCATGAATTTCAGAAATTGATTCCTGTAAGTCTTTGATCCTCATCTTTGCTACAGCAGCGCCGCCAAATATACTAGCGGCGACGCCGAGCAGTGTGACAATCAGACGTATATCAATCGCCCCGTCCATTCCGCATCTCCTTCACAGTCTGCCAGATACGCAGTGACAACCAGATGATAGATAACAACGCTGAGATAGCAGGTAAAATCTCCATAAATGCGCCTAACGATATACCTAGTGCAGACCAGTCGAAGATACGGGTATCATTCATTTATCTTTCCTTAGGAGCAGGGCAATAGCACAAAGCACAAGCCCTGCAATAAGTAGTTCAGCAGTGGTGAACATATGAACGCCGGGTGGCATATCTTAGACTTCCTGCGCTGCTACATGCGCTTGATACGCAGCAATCACTTCAGCAGTGTGGACAGCGGCGGCTATGGCTTGAACTTCTGCGCTTTCACCAGATACGTCTGCACCGGGGGCTATAGTGTGTCTATGAAATGAAGACGATAACTCCACTCCATCCTCCATCACTGCAGTTTTTGTGCGAACCTGAACCATTTTATATGGCCCAACGATTTCGATTTTGTCTTCACTGATTACTTTTTCTAATGCCATTTTTTATCTCCTATGGCTATGGACTGTCCGACCCAACTCTTGCTGGGTTATGCTGCGAAGTAAGTGTGAGTTCCTCTCCAGCTTCCTGTGAGTACTGAAGAAATTGATTGGTACAGGTAAAGAGTGGTACTATTACCGTCAACGTAACCAGAAGAACCAATGCCATTACCACTAATATTTCCACTACCATAAAAACCAGTAGTACCACTCCAGCTTGAATATGTTGTAAATGGAAGATTATTGACTACACTAAGCGATGACATATAACCAGCAGAGGCCAAACTTGCGATCCATTGTACAGTTACTAATCTTCCCACTTTTGTGTAAAACCCACTTGTACTTGAAATACTTTGAGTAAAACCACTGGTAGAAAAATTAGGCGTCCATGAGCCAGTCTCTACATCATCCAGCAGATTTGCTGACCCTGTCCCGCCGAGATATATTCCACCAGTCATCGTTAGATTAGAAGCAAGCGTCACATTATTACTTGCATCCATCGTGATCGCAGCAGTGCTGCTTGATGGGTGATTGAGGCTAACAGCTTCTACAACTGCGCTCGTGCTATCCGTAGCAAGTCCTGTCGTTCCATTAATCGTTACGGTCATTGTGCGGCCTCCGCAATGGTTAGTGTGCCAGCCTCAACTTGGCGCAAAATTTCGGCGTAGTGGCGGTTGGACGGGTCTAAGGGGACGGATACCTCAACGCCGTCGATGGTGGCTTTTATGATATCATTCTCATTAGAGAATTTAGATAAAACATATTGAGCAGAAGTAATATTCATTTTATCCATGATTAAAGCTCCGCATCGCAGGCTATCCAGTTACCATCATTATTTAAATACATAGTATAGGCTTTGCCCTCTGTTGCTCCAGAAACATCGATATATATAAGAATATTATCGGTCCCCGGTTGACCTGAAGTTATTGCTGAACCTAACCTTGAATCTAAATTTGTAGCTCCGGTCAAAGCATTTGAAGCCGAGTAACTTAACGATGGTGAAGCACGCATTGTTGTTGGATGTCGAACGATTGTAAAAATCTCAGTTGTAGACCAACCACTAGCCGTTCCTACGTAACCATTTGTACCACTAGTACGCTCTTGTCGCCAATAATACCTCTGGCACCGTGCAAGCTCATCCCCATACGGGCGATGCTCGAACGGGGTTGCCTGCGAGCCGACCTCTAGCTGGACGCCTGTGATGGCCCAATAGTTAGATGTACTATCCGCAATGTCTACGGTTTGTCCAACGGCACGATTTGCATTTGTCAAACTTTCCCAAGAAGTTGCAAGAGTGCCACTTGTATAAGTAGAACCTGCGCTGAGATACCAATGAATTACAAGACTAAGGTTGTTGTCATTGGTAAAAGCACCTGTTGTGTCACCAGTAAACGTAACAGTCTTGTACTCCCACGTCGCAGATGTATCTACTGTGTATGTTGCGGCGATAAGTCGGCTGTTGTCTGTGTCCTGCAAATTGATGACGTATGTGCCAGTCTGAAATGCCTTAACCCAAAATGATAAAGTCACACTTTTTGCGTTAGATGTTCCTTTAGCAAGTTGCTGTAAATCTTGACCCTCAAACCTATGTTCAAAACGAACCTGACAATTAGCATCTAAACTTGCATCAGCAGTGGTTGTCTCCGCTTTAAAAGAATTTGCAAACCCCTGCCCAGAAGGAACGTCAGTGCTTTGGGTTAAGGTGTAGACAGATGACGTTGTGTCCATTGTCCACTTAAAACGATCTACAGTTTTATATCCTTCCGTTGAAACAGACGTCACACTCGTTGCCCTCTGTGCCACGGTCATTGCACCGTTCTGAACAAGATTGGCAACACCAATCTGACCACCATTGATCGACGCGATGCCAGAAACATCCTTACTATTAAAGGACGCAGTTCCTGCGCTATCTAGTGTAATGGACGCAGAGCCACTACTGGCGTGCTGAAGGTTTGTGACCTTTAATGTGGACATCATTACTCTCCAAGAAGAGTGGCTAGATCAAGAGCCTTTAATTCGTCAGGTGTGGTAGCTGCTTCGATGCGAGCGTCAGATGTAATGTCACGAAGCACTTGTTTTTCAGCAGCAATAGCATCAGCACCGGAGCCAGCTTCCAACGCCTTCATGTAAGCGACATCGAGATCCGCTAATCTTGGCGCACGCGCAATGCGTAGGTTATCTTTGTGGATTGCTTTTGCAGCAGTCATGTCTACTTCAACAGCAGCGCCATTGAATTGCCATGCGCCACGAAAAGTGCGGTCTTGTGGAACGGTAAGAGATGCTGCATCACGAACATCTCCGTTAATATTGATGTAAGTTGTCATTGTGCAATTCTCCATGCGTTTCTAAATGACCGATCCGATGGGATCATTTCTACAGGCACAATCTTTAGGATCGTTCTGTTGCCTTGATAGTCCTGCCAGATAGCGGGATCTATGTCTTTCATTACCAGATACTCTATTGCTTCTTCTTCGCTCATAGCATCGATAGGTTCAGCGTATGGATGTTCCTTTGGTTGCCCATCAGGAACCAAGCGGTCACGTTGGTATGTCTCTATAGGCGGAAGA